GGGCATCAACTGACACTTGGGGTACAAAACTAAACTCAAACCTAGATTCCGTTGACGGCATTTTTAGTCTTTCTGGTACAGCCGTTGACATGGGTCAAGTAGATTTTGGCGGTGCGGTAATAATCAAAGGAACAAACCCAAGCCTTACTATTGGTGATGCTGGTGCAGAAGATACAAAACTTGTTTTTGATGGAAATGCACAAGATTATTATGTAGGACTAGATGATAGTTCAGATAGCTTAGTTATTGGTTTAGGATCAGCAGTTGGCACAACACCAGCTATGACAGTCAATGCAAGTCAAGAAGTCACTTTTGCACAAAACATTACAGGCACACTTGCAACAGCAGCACAACCTAATATTACAAGTGTTGGAACTCTTACTAGCTTTAGATCAACGGGTATTGATGATAATGCAGATGCTCTAGCTATAACTATTGATAGTAGTGAAAATGTTGGAATTGGAAACTTATCGCCATCTGATTATTCTTCATCAGCAGATAATTTAGTTGTAGGTACTTCAGGCGATACTGGTATAACCATAGTTTCAGGTACAGTATCTAATGGTCAGTTAAAGTTTGCAGATGGAACAAGTGGTGATGCAACAGGAAGAGGTATTATTGATTATAACCATAGTACTGATCACATGGCATTTAAGACAGCAGCTACAGAAAGGATGCGTATTGATAGTACAGGTCGTGTAATGATTGCTGAAACATCAAGCTCGGGTTATTCAGGAAATGCTGATGATTTAATTGTTGGTGATAATGGTTCTGCTACTGAAAGAGGTATTTCAATAGGCTCAACAGCAGGTGGAGCTATAAGATGGAATGATGGTGCTGATTCTGGACTTATTGAATATGCACACGCAAGTAATGTAATGAACTTTTATACAGGAGGTTCTGTAAGGATGCTTCTTGATTCGAATGGAACATTGCAAATTAATGGTGTAACTAAACAAACTATGGCAGAATTTAATAACAGACAAAATGGTGCTGGTATAGAGTTTGGTCATGAAAATAATAGTGGACAATTTTATGGAACTGTTGGTGTTTTTGGTTCTGATGGTTCACCATATATAGGTTTTTCTACAGATTGCGAATCAAGTTTAAACACTTTCACAACAAGGGGCAAAGCAGGTAACATAATCACTGGTAATTCAACTGACTCTAGTTTGAGATTTCTTCAAGTAACAACTGCATCTGCTACGGGTCAAACTCCAACAGAAAGAATGCGTATTACAAATGCAGGAAATGTTTTAATCAATACTACCTCTGACATAAGTAGTGCAAGTGATTTGCAAGTTTCAGGAGACGCAGGTGGTGGTAATGGTGCAGTAACTTTTATGAATTCACAAGACAATGGACCAGCTTTATGTTGTTTTAAAACACCTACTACTACTGATTCTACTGCAAGATTTATACAATTTTATGCTGATTCAGGTAATACACCTATGGGTGGTATTTCAGGTAATGGTGCTTCTAATGTTCAATTTGTTACTCTATCTGATGAGAGAGAAAAAGAAAATATAACACCAGTAGATAATGTTATAGAAAAACTAATGAACTTAAATGTTGTTTCTTTTGATTGGAAAAAACATGATGAACATGTTGAAGCAGGTTTTATAGCACAAAATGTTGAAAAGCATTTTCCTGAATATGTAATAGAAAATATTTCACAAGAAGGTGAAGAAGCTAGAAAAGGTACAACAGGTGGTATGTCAGCAGGGTACATAGCTGTATTAACTAAAGCTATACAAGAACAACAAGAACAGATTGATGCCTTACAATCTGAAATTAACTTACTAAAAGGAGAATAAATATGGCAATATCTTATGAATGGGATTGTAAAACTTGTGATACATACCCAACAAAAAGCGGTAAATCTAATGTAGTTTATAATGTGCATTGGAAGCTACTAGCTACTGATGGAACTAATAAAGACAGCGATGGCAATAATTTGACAGCTAGTTCATACGGAACACAAGCTGTCAGCACAGATGATTTGTCTAGTTTTACAAACTGGTCAAGTCTTACTAATGCTGATGTACAAGGCTGGGTAGAAGCTGCTATGGGTAGTGATGCTGTTACTGCTATGAAAGCATCATTAGATAATGAAATAGCTGAAAAAGTATCACCAACATCTGTAACTAAAACATTAAGTTCTTAGTATGGCCCTGTTGCCCGTCACACCGCCCGCTGGCATAGTCAAAAATGGTACTGATTATGCTAACAAAGGTCGTTGGGTTGACGGGGATCTCATACGCTTTGAAAATGGTTTTCTCAAACCTATTGGCGGTTGGTCAAAACTTATAGCAACAGCCTTAGACGGCGAGCCTATCGGTATGTATGCCTATGCAGCCAATGATGGTGAAGCTGTTTTAGGAATTGGCACAAGACAAAAAGTGTATGTCTTGTACAAAAATACTGTCACAGAAATTACGCCATCAGGTTTTGTAAATGACGCTGCTAATGATCCCCTTGGTTATGGTGCTTTTCATTGGGGCGTTGAAGATTATGGTGACGCTCGTTCACAATCAGGATTACCACTAGCATCTGGACACTTTTCTTTTGACAACTGGGGTGAAGATTTAATATTTTGTTTTTCTGGTGATGGCAAAATTTATAAATGGAGACCAAACACAGGTGGTACAGCAGATACTATAGGAACAGTTGTAACAGGCGCACCTACTGGCTGTCAAGCTATCGTTGTAACCAATGAAAGGCATTTAGTTGCTATAGGATCAGGTGGTGATCCAAGAAAAATAGCATGGTCTGACAGAGAAGATCGTAATACTTGGACATCAAGCCCCACAAACACAGCTGGTGATTTACAAATACCTACAGGCGGCAGAGCCTTGCTAGGTGTCAAATACCAAAATGATGTAATTATTTTTAGTGATACGGGTATAAACAGAATGTATTACACAGGATCACCATTTGTTTATGGTATTGCAACAGCAGGTTCAAACTGTAAAGCAGTAAGCAGAAGATCAGTTGTTGCAACAGGTAACTTTTTATCTTGGATGGGTGAAAACTCATTTTTTATTTATGATGGTGCAGTCAGAGAAATACCATGTGATGTGCATGATTTTGTGTATGATAATCTTAATGTACCAGGCAGAAAGGCTTGCTGGGGTGGACACAACTCAAACTTCAACGAATTGTGGTGGGGGTTTCCAGTTGGTGAAAGTCAGTATTTACCAAATAAATATGTTATTTGGAACTATAGAGAAAACACATGGGCTATAGGATCTTTAGACAGAGGATGTTGGATAGACCAAGGCGTATTTGACTTTCCGATTGCTGGAGATTCAAGCGGTTTTATCTATCAACACGAATCTACTACATTAAACGCATCACCGAATTTAGGTTCAAGCGTGCCATTTTGTACAACTGGTCCAATAGAACTTGGCAACGGCGATAATTATGTTCAATGTAATCAAATATTACCAGACGAAGAAGCAAATACTTTGCCTGGTGTAACAATAAGTTTTAAAGGTAAGTTTACGCCACTTGGATCAGAAACAGATTTTGGTAGTTTTACATTTGAAAATGATGGTTATACAGATGCTAGATTTACTGCAAGACAAGTGCAAATGACAGTTACAGGCGGTACAACGCAAGACTTTCAAGTAGGCAACATAAGACTTAACTTGCGTAACAGAGGCAGAAGATAATGGATTTATCCTCACAACGACAGTATTTACAAAAAGCTGACAACGCAAAAGTATATCTAACAACTAATGGTGTCACTACACTTTACACATCACCTACTGGTACTGAGTTTGATTTTACTATTGTTGAGTCTATATTGGTAAACAACAATACATCTGGACAAACCAATATTATTTTAACTTTGACTGATACATCAAGTAATGTATTTAGTTTGTATAACGAACATACAATCGCAGCTGATACTACCGCAGAACTTTTGTCAAAAAGTTTGGTCGTAAAAGCAGGCGAAATATTAAAAGTAACCGCTGCTGACGCAAACAAATTGTATGTCACAGCAAGTTTGATTGAGTATGCAAAAGGCGACTAATAAAGTAGTAGAACTAAAAACACAAGAAAAACAACCTTGGGAACAAGAATGGGCTAGATGTAAGCCTTTTATTGAAAAAGCAGTAAAGTATCAAGATTCCTATACAATTAACGATATTGAAGATAAAATAAGA